CCTTCTTCCTCCTTTGTTCCATGGTGGGATACCTATACAGATGCTCAACCACAGATCGACGAAGGATTTATTTCCTTACAAACAAGTAACGAATTCAAAGAAAAATATAATGCATTTGTCTCATTTCACACAGGATTTATGACTCGATGGAAAGATGCACTTGTCACTGCCTTTCAACTCCAAAAAGAACCTGGAAAGGCAGATTCCACCATCCCACCCGATGCCACACTCAATACAGTTGTTACAAAATGGATCAGCGAACAAGGAAAACCCTTTCCTTTTCTAACCAATCCTCTTCCCGCAACTGTAAATACATTAGATGACCTTGAACGTATTCAAGAACAGATTCCAAAAGATTCTCAGCCCTATTTTAATGCATTAGAATGGATGAATCAGCAACTCATTAAGGCCCAAAAAGAAGTCGAATCGGCAATGAGTGGTAATATTCCATCGTTTGAGGGATTTCAAGGGACTTGCTCTGAAATTGCTAAATGCTTCCGAGATAATCCTGATCTTGCCAGACAATTACTCAATGCTCAACAAGCCGATGCCGCCCAACGATTAGAGCAATTACAGCGTGATCTCATAAGTCGGTTTGAGCAGTTTCAACAGCCACGTATCAAAAATGCGTATGAATTAAATACACGACTGACTCTAAAGGCCAAAGAAATACAAGACAAAGCCCAATCAGGTGATTGGGTCAAAGATCTAAAAATGGGAGGAAAAGATGGGTCGTCCTATGCCCTTCCTCCTGGATCAAACGACTTGGCAGAACTGTGTAAGAAAGATCGTGTTGCCTGTGAGAAACTCAAACGGGAAGGTGGTTCCATGTTTGCTCTTAAACAGTTATTTGAACAAATCAACCGTAATTTACGTTAGAATCGATTTCTCTTTACGGGGTTTCTTTACAGTCTGTCTTACGAGTTTCTTTTTTTCAAGAATTTGGTCCATATTTAATACTTTCTTTAATTGAGCCTTTCGCTCTGTCATTCGCTTCACTTTGGCACGAATGAGAGAAGTTAACGAGGTTTGATGTCCCACACAGTTAATCGAAATAAAGGGGAAGGGAGACTTATCAGGTCGCGATCGCATGCGCTGACTAATCTCAATCAACTGGTTGGCAAGACAGTTCATGGATTCCATCTCCAGATGTTTTGAATCCATCAATGCGAGACTAAAATACAGAGTGATGAGAGTATCCATCGAGGCAATTCGAAGTGTCTCGTGACGGTCTCGCTTCAGAGGTAACTGAAAATACGAATGACAGGCGGTTTGATGAATAATAAACAGAATGGGTTGCTTGTCTTGATACAATACGGTCATGGTCGGCAATAATTCACCCGCGCCCTTCTTCGATTCTTGTTTGGTGTGATACTTGATAGAATCCTTATCCATTTTCTCCAAATTCTCACGAAGAATCTCCATGTCTTTTTCGGGATCAGGCGAATAAAACAGAATGGGTTTACGTGTATGAACAAGCCATTCGATTTTCTTACTTCGTTTACGGTAAGATTCATGATACACATTTACTAGATCGAGTCCCGCAAATACACGATGATGACGAATACAGAAATCGAGAATATATTCCACCTTTTCCTTCGAAAGAGGAGACGAGGAGGAAGAGGTAGAAGAGAAATGCCTACACTGACGTGAAACATGATGAGAGGAATAGGTGTTTAATAACAGAAGACGCTCATACACCTTTGACCACCTTTCCACTTCACCTCGTGGCCGACTCAATTCTAAATACATCATCATACGTAGCGTATTCACATCCATATAGGAGATACCGTTTACACGATATTCACGTTTCGAAAGAATCCGATATAAAATGGGATCAATTGCCGTAATATCTGCAACGGGAATATATTCCACGTAGATTTTAACCGTTCCTTCGTGCATTCCCTCTCGTGCTGAAATTTCGGTAAACCCCGCACGCTTCAAGTCTTGAACCAGCACACGAATATCCTGATCAGGAGTTGGGCTGAAAAAATCATAATCAGGAACGGTTCGTTCTGGATCATAGAATTTATACCGATTTGGCAAGTGGGCATTAATCGCTTGTCCACCATAACAAATACGATGCTTCTTTCTTAAAAAGTCCTCCACTACATCAATTGCTTGCAAGACAGACTCATTGTGTGCAACGGAATAATCGATTTTATCTTGAGCCATTTCTGCCGCTTTCTTAATACGTTTAATTTGATCCTCAAATGACTTCTGTTTTCTATGATAAGAAAGAAGGGATGGTCCTGAAAATTGGTCCTCCATGATTCTATCTACCCTATCGGTTTTCTTTTCTGAATCAATTTCAACAACATGGGAAACATATAAAGAATATTGTACTGGATCCTAAAAAGAATACCGCACCTCGATTCATGCAGTTACGCATTGTTTCACTCCCCTCTCTTTTTCGCCCCTCCACATCACATGTCTACCCACCCTTCAAACAGGGAAGATATATGGAGGAATATATTTACGAATACCTTACAAAACACCAAGAACACATTTCAACAAATTGGGTCTATCTTCCCATTTATTGGACAAATCTGCAAAATCACCCCGCTTTTTCTCGAATGAAAACCCGCTATCAGATTGTGTTAACTACCGCTCTACAGGTGTATCCAAGGGATACCCAATTCTTCACCTGTGTTCAACACGATGACGGACCACAACTTCCTCTCCCTCCCTCTACCATTGTCTTTGGAGCATGTACAGGAGATCGGATCCTCCCATTGATTTATGAAGATACGACCGAGAGACTCCTTCAAACACCCTATATTCCATGGATGGATCGAAATCTACTTGCCTCTTTTGTAGGCACAATCTCCACACACCCCATTCGCCGTGAGATCCATGATCAACTACACGATAAAAAAGGGGTCTATTTTCACTCTCGAGGCACATGGTCGGCACATGTTCCACAAGATGATGCCACACAATTTATTGAAATCACTCGTCATTCGCGATTCTGTTTAGCCCCACGTGGTTATGGTCGTAGTTCGTTTCGTTTTTTTGAGGCAATGTTGTTGGATGTGGTTCCCGTCTATGTATGGGATGATATAGAATGGTTACCCTATAAAGATGAACTCGATTATTCCAAGTTCTCCATATCGGTCTCTTCCCAAGATCTGCCTTATTTATATGAACGGTTGGCTACCGTATCCGAAGAAGAATATGGGAAAATGATTGAAGAGATTCGGCGCGTTCGTTCGTATTTCACATTAGAAGGGATGTGTCAGTGGCTGGAAAGACAGATCACCAATTAAAGACAGAAGAAAGGGGATATGCGTGACATTATTTTGTGCTCATGGAGTAAATGTCCACATAGTGAGGCGAATCTTCTGATTTTGCAAGGAGAAAGAGACGAGATCGTCTTCTTATCATAAAATTCCATCGTGTCTGTGTGGTTTCATCCAGAAACGATTGAGTGGGGCAGGACGATTGATCCATGCGAATCATAAGAGAAGAGGGATCGGTTTGATGATCATGAAGCAGTTGAATCGCACGGCGAACATGTTCAGACTTCTCTTGCAGGGATGACATGACAGAGTAGGGGTCTGTCTTTTCCTGTCGATGAATTGGATTTCAATTTTTTCTTGATAGAGAGGGGGCGTTTTTACAGACCAGGGGCTTTGAGCATGCCTTGATTGGTATCCATCGTAGGATTCGGTTGACCAGGTGTAACAATAGGAGGCTTGCGGTATCGTAGTGCGGCAGGCTTATAACGGAATGCATACCGCCTGAATTTTGCCTCCTCAAATAAATAGGCATTCGATGGATCAAACAACACTGTCGGAACACAATGAACACCATAGATAGAGGTGATCTTGTCATACACCTCTTGTGTGGGTGTCTCAATTGGATTCTGTGGAAGAGCAATTGTCCAGCGTAGAGTTGTTTCTCCTTGAATCGTCTCTTTACGATCATCGGGAATTGCCATAAAATCCTCTACCGTTTGAAGAACGCCAAACATGGACCCCGTTGCATTTTCAGTTACGCCCATTTTCGTCTGTGTTGCATACAAACGTAGATTCGTCAGAAAATCGAGATCCTCCATGGCAGAATACGTCTTTACCTCTGCAAACCCATCTGTATTTGCATTATTAAAAATGAGGACTTTCCCCTTGTAATCGCGTATTTTCTTTATCAATAATTTACCTTCCTGTTGATGACGATAGAATTTACCACCATCCATCTCATCTAATACCAAACGATTGCGAAAGGGCTCCAATGCTCTTGCCACATATGAATAATAATCCAATACTGCCTTTGATTTATAGGATCCAGGAGGACGACGATGAAAATAGAGAACAATGATGAGAGGATCATCCCGTTGCGGAGACTCGGCGGAAAAGGCATAATCATTGATCTTCTGACAAATGGTTCGTAATTCAAAGTCTTTCAACGTATTGCATAGTGGCTTCTGGGTTTCTTCGTTAATCATTAATTTCTTTTGAACATCTCTTACTATCAAACGTGGAAAATATCCTACATTGTCATTCACACACTTATCAATATAATCAATATCCAATACAAATACACGGCATCCCGCTTTAACAGCAGAAAGAACACCGATGTCTGGATCCATATATCCAGAGGGAAATGGGCCAATGAATCCAGGATAACGACATGCGAGTGCATGGTAATTCACAAGAATACGTTCGGATTCTGGGACACTCGGCTCTCTGTCAATTAACTCTTGGACGATTCGCTTTCCTGAAGCATAAGGCTCGAACTTTTCTGTGAGTAACTTCACACGATCTTGATATTCCTTGCTCTCTTTGTATTTCGTTTGATTAGCAAATGGCTCTTGATACATCATGGATCGCTGATAAGCGGTATAAGCGACGACGGCTGTCAGAATTAAAAAAGGAATGAACCATATCATTCTATGTCTATGACGGGGAAAGAAGTTTTTTCCGGATTCATTTACAAGATAGTGTCTGAATCGATCCAAAGAAATTGGGCTTTTCTGTAAAATAATAAGCCTGAAATTCATCCAATAAAATCTCTTCACGATTGGGGTATCGCATGGTTACTAACATGGCTGTAATTCGGTCACGCTCTTTTGTTGTCAATGAATCCCATAGTTGTTTGACCTCTTTTCGATATTCCTCTTTCATTCCATATTTCGCATGCTGTAACTCATGCCGTTTGGTTTGAAGATCCCCATTACGATACACAATCACATACTCTGCATCGGACTCATAACGAAGAACGGAATGTTTCTTGTTTATGGATCGAACAAATGACATAGGGAAGTTAAATCCTGTTCGATTGGGAATCTTTCCCTCATATTCATTTGCAATCGCTAGAACCTCGTCGGGAATACCCTCTTTCTTTTCATACATTCCATGCAAAATACGATCTTCTATCACCCACTTCATTTGACCTGTCCCTTCCGATTGAGTTAGAATCCCTTCAATTTTTTAAAAAAGGAAAATAGATAAGAAATAGATAAAGCCTATATCACCAAATGGATACAATGGATACAATGGATACAATGGATACAAAGGAAATCGAAACATCCCGTGAATGGTATGTTCGGCTTGAAAATCTTCATCTTAATCATTCGTTTATTGGATACAAACGAATGATTACGCAGCATGATCATGAGTTGATTGATACTATTTTAAACTATTATGGTATACCTTCTACCTTTCGGGACCATATCCAACTATGGGATAGCCCCTTTCGTAATCGAAGATTGGATCCACTCCGTCCTATTCCTTATGATATTGATTTTATCTCTGTCTATTTCTATTAATCATCCTCTTCCTCTTCCAACAAAGACTTCAATCGCTTCACGAGTGGCGCAGAAACCTTCTCCCATGTATATTGCAACGTCTTCTCTTGACCCAGTTTTCCGTGAATCTTTCGCAAATCATCATCAAATACATAACGTTCCATTGCCTTTGCCACATCCTCAGGATCAACCATATTCAATTCACCCATTACGGAATGATGGGCCTGTGGAAGATAACAACGGAAACGTGGCTTTACACGCAACGAGTTATCCTGCGAACAATACTCTGTATATCCATTGATCTCAGGAACAATCTGTGGGACACCCAGTGACATCTGTTCAAAGGTACAGAGACCAAATCCCTCGCCATCCGCACAGGAAACGCCTACATCTGCACAGTTATACAGCAGATTCACATCCTCGTCACGATAACAAGTATCCTTCGTAGTGATCATAAGGCGGTTGCCAAATTGATCGACTGATACACCATTCAGTTTAATTTCACGAGCAAAAATCTCAAAGAGAGGATATCCACCACGATCACCCTTATCCGCTACGATCAATAAAAAGAGCGGCTTCGTCGGAAAACGAACCATCATCTTCGTAAACGCAATAATCAACAGATCCAGACGCTTTCGAGGGATATTCTTATTCAACGACATGAACAAGAAAATATCCTTAGGAAGACCCAATGTCTGACGAGCAACGTCTTTTGGAATTGAACGATAGACCGACGAATCCACACCATGATTCAATACATCAATCGGTCGAGTCGCACCATGATTCTTCAATGCTTCTTTCCATGATTTTGTGAAACAGAAAATACGCTCTACATCACGATTGATGGTATCCATCATCGCCTGTGGCGGACTCAGATAGGTCATATCCACATATGCCCAAATCTTGAACGTTCGTTTCTCAATTGCCTTACGGATACTCTCCACATACGTGCAAATCACTGAGAGATCGTTATAAATCCAAACCACGTCCGGCTTCTCCGACTGAATCACCGCGGGCAATTCAGAAAAGGCAAAACCCAATTGTTTCTCCTTCTCCATCGCCGTTCCATCAATGACACGGACCGATGCAGGATACGCTCGACCAAGATCGGCATTGACCATCTTTTGTGTTCCAAAATGAACCACGTCCAACCACTTCTGTTGGGCCAATTGCTGAACCAAATGATGAACCACTTTACTGTAACCATTTACCTGATTGGTATGCGTGGCGACAATTAGAATCTTTACGCGCTTATCTGTCGACTCTACCATGGCTGGCACGGAAGAAGAGACTACGGGATTTGCCGATGATGAACTTGTCAGCGATTGCAATTCCTTCATAAAACTCGAAAAATCAGATGAACCCGCCATCTTTTACTATAGTATGTCTAACTCATAATCTTTAGGTTTCTGGTAATAAAAATATCAAAATAGAATAGAAGAAAACAATGTCAAGTTCTTGTGGTGGTAATAAGCGCAATCGTCGCAATCGTCGTTCTCATGGTGGAGCCAAAGAGGCATTCGCTGGTGCGGATATGAATGAAGCCTTCGCCAACCCTGCTGGAAATGGAAAGCCAGAGGCATTTGCGGATGCCGCCAAGCCACAGCCACCGGCCCAGAAGGGTGGTCGTCGTAAGACTCGTAAGTTATCAAAGGGCGCCCGTGCATGGACTCAGGCCGTCACCAAGATCTACCGTCAGATGAAGGCCAAGGACAAGACTGTCAAACTGCGTGATGCCATGAAGCGTGCCTCTGCCCTCAAGAAGCGCGGCCAACTGTAAGCGACAGCAACCTTTGGTAAGTGATTCGACCTTCTTACAGACTTGAAATCTCAGATTGAATACGTTTCTTCCATTCCGACCATCGTTTTCGAACCTCGGTTTGAATCTCATTTGATCCACGATTCAATTGGATCACTTCAATAGGATTCTCCCATCCATACAATGAAGATAAACCCAATTCTTTTTCAATTTGATCCAAATACTCTTTATCTGTAATCGTAGTTACAGGTAAGGCTCCTGCTTCCAGTGCTTCATACAGACGAAAGGTTTCCACATTATTTCCAGCCATAATCGGACAATATTTACTTTGTGACAGAGACTTCAAATATTCAGACTCTGAAGATCCAGATGAATGATTCCAACTTGGCTGAAAACGACAGTCATTCGGTTGAAATGCCTGAAATGGTTCTAATTTCTCGCGACGCCCAAACCATTCCGTTCCATGAAAAGACCATACCCATTTGCGTTCTGAAAATACGGCATAGGTTGTTGGATTCGCTTTGTGATGATATCCTAGTGGAATCGTTTTGACATAGGGTAGCGCGGGTAGATCAGGACGCATATAATTTCGCACGACGGCTTTACAGTTAGGGAGTGTATAACATCCAATCATATCGGATACAAATTCATCACTCAAATGAAGGATTCGAAAAGGGATATTCTTTCGCTGAAGATGATGAAACCACTTATTCCACTTTTGAGAATGAGGGCGTTGAACCATATACCATGCATCTGATGGAAGATCCGCATCCACAATGGATACCAATGGCCGACATTCGATCTTCTTTTGAAACATGTCTTCCAGCCACGTTCGTTCATACAAATCCAATTTTGCATCCTCCGATTCAACCATCATGTATAAGATCATGCTATGTTTTGGATTTTCAGATGGTTGTGTATTAAATCGAGCAAGATCTTCTGTTTGAAAACATTCTGTATTATTGCAAATATCACTATCAAATACATCCTTTCGCTGTAAATTATTGAAATCAGATTGAATATAGGATGGGTCATCATCTTGAAAGCATCGTGCAGGTAGTTCACGCGCAACATATTTTCGAAGCCCAATCAATGGATTCATTAAGAAATGATCGACTGGGACCGTAAATCGCTTATTCGACTCCATAAGAAAGCGGAGGAGTTTAATCGCACCACGACGGTGGATCGCATAACTATACGTGCAGAAATGGAAGATCGGTGTAGGGTGTGGAGTAAACAAGGTATTCCATTTGATTTCAGACCAATAGGGATTTTTGGGTTCAAGGACAGACGGAAGAGCAGGTCGATTGGGAGGAAGAACTCCGCCTAAGTAGACCAGTTCCGCATCCTCTGGAATTGCCCTTACATACTCTGTCTGTTGGCTCCACCAATCCTTTTTGAAACGAACATCATCTTCCAAAACCAAGTAATAGCCATCTTCGCCATGCTGAACAATTCGTTTCCATAGATCCAAATGACTAAGGGCACATCCCATCACCCCCTTTTTCCATCCAAACTCATTCCTCTCAAAGAGTCTGTAAATCGTTTCTGTCAATGCCAATTCACGACCATTTATCGCAGAAACACGCTGAGGAGTGAGTTGTCGAAAGAGTTGAGGTTCTTCTTTTTGTAATTGTGTAAATCGATCAGGACGAGAATCCAAGTTAACAATATAGGTAGCCTTCCAAGGGTTGACAGGAGGAGAAGACAGAGAAGGAGAGGAAGGATAAATAAGTTCCCAAATACGTGAAGAGACGCGTTCAAGTTGATGAAGTGCCTTTTTTGCTCGCTCTTCGTCAAGAATCGGTGTAGCGGCCATCTTTTCACAACGCGATCGATCCGATTCAAGGGTCTTTATTTCATTGACCACCTGTTCTGGAGTTTGAAGGGCAGACACCTGTAGAAAGGAATCAGGATCAAAATCATGGTCAGCATGCACATCACCCCAATAAATTGGAATACATCCTGCCATTTTGGAATGAAGAAGTTTTTCTGTAATATAACCATGTGCCTGTGAATTTTCAAAACTGAGTGTAAATCGATGATTGGTAAAGAAATCGTGCTTTGATAGATCTCCTGCACCACCTCCAGGATACTTCAGAGAGAGAGGACCACCAATATTATTATAAAGCGAACCTCCACTATTTACCTTTTTATATTGATTAAGAAGTTGAAACGTTTGATTCCGCATGGAACAGATTGGATTACTTACCACAAATCCACAGAACGCGGGGCGCTCCAGATAGGGCTTAGAATGGGGATTTGTAGCGAGACAGAGGGGCAGACGAATAGGGTTATCCGTGGAATCACTTGGTGGTAGTTGAGTAGAAGTTGTATACCAGTCCACAAACCACATCCATGTAGGAAAGCGAACATGTTTCTGATCCTCCTGATGGGAGTTTGACAGAAACAAATGAATGGCTGGATCCTCTTTTTGTTCCCAGTTTTCACCATTCAACTGTATTTTGGGGAGATGTGCAGGTGCCTTCTTCCAATCCTGTCCAAAGAGTCCTACCATCAACACATTGATCTCATCAGGATAGGGATACGTTTTGTACTCTACACCTGTCACTTCAACCTCTGGATGATGATGCTGAAGAGAGTCAATCAGCGTATTGCGTTGAAAGGGGAATCCTTGCCACATATCACTGAATGCAACCACACACTTCTTTTTAGAGGGAAGGGGAGAAGCAATAGAAGGAATAACAGTAGAGGATACAGAAGAAGAGGGAGAAGGCGGAGTGACAGAAAGAGAAGGCGGAGTGACAGAGGAAGAATCCAAGACGGATTTCACAATGGTTTCCCATTCTGTAGAGTGAACCGACAGACCAAATGCACGAAGGAGTGCATTCCTTCGCTCCTCTAGACCCTCCCACCATACAGACGGTTGAGACTCAAACGTTGACAGAATCTGTAACCATTCACAGATCTCATTTCCATGATAAAACCCCCTCTTCAAGGATGGATGAAGATCTTTTAGAATAGGGCTATTATGGAAAAGAGGGATATTTAGCCAAATCAGGTGGAGCAAACTGGGACGCAGATACGTAAAACGAGAATGAGAGAAAAATACTTGATTGCTAGCAATTGTCCATTCGTAAAAGACAGTCTTCTTAGGATGAACCAGAATTGGCAGTTTATCCAGTTGAATATTGGTTGCCACATTCTCTTTAAAGAATCGATTCTCAGCAAATGGATCCATGTGATGAACCTCATACCGCATCGTCGGTGAAATCTTTCTCTTTACTGCCTCGCAAATGGCCACCAACGGAACAACCGATGAACTCTCATTCGTGCCTTTTTCTGCTACATGGGTCGTATACACCTTTTGAGTAGAAGAATAATAACCCAATTTCCCCTTAGAATAATACTCTGTAATGGTGGGAGACCAGAAAAAAGGGACACGACGAATGGGACAAGAAAACATGGTTTGAATGGAAGGAATGGTCTCTTTCGGATTCAATTGATCCCAACACCATACTTCGGTTACCGCATCCATCGATCTAGGAACATAGGGACACTCAATATAGACCGATCGATCCATTTCTGAAAACTGTAAAAATGACCTCAGAAATACAATCGTCCGCTTTGCAATTCTCTCCCTTACTTCACCCACCAAGGTCCCATCCACATCAATCAAGAGATCCAGCGAGTTTGAAGAGAGAGTATGATAGTGTCCCTCTGTTGCATAGGATGGAAGAGGATAATCCGACCACCATGAATGTAGACCCGAATGAAGATAGACAACCTTCATCCCCCACGTTGAAACCATCTCACCCAACTGAAGAGCCGTCT